CATTTCTTTGCTCTTCCAGCGATGTGCTAGGATGCCGGCGCCTCGCGAGGTGGCGCGGCCCTGGCCGAACTGGCAGGCTGCGTCTGCTGGGACGGGGCGGGGCCGGTGCTCCAACATCGACCACGTCGCCGCGTCTTTTTCTCCGGTGCCGGTAACTAACCGGCGCGCCCCTTGCGAGGCCCCCCATTCCTTCCGATGCGCGATGCGCGCGTCATACGTCATGGAGCCAGACCATGATGCCGTGCGCGCGCGAGGCGCGCATTCCCTACGTGTTGTCGATACTGCACCCACAACAACATTGCGTGTCTAGCCGTTGTCGGTCAGCTCGGTCGGCTTGATCTCCAGCTCCAGCGTCGTGGTGTAGCCGTGGTCCGATAGGTTGTGCGTGACGCGGGTGATGATCCAGCGCGTACTGTCGATCTGCGGCTTCCACCCGCGCACCACGGCGGGCAGCTCGGGAAACAGCTCCGGCCGGCCGCGTGCGAGCGTCATGCGGAACGATGCAACGCCACGCTGGATACGCTGCCATTCGGCACGCGCCGCACGCTCGGCATTCGTCTTCGACGCATAGGTGTGGCGCAACACCTTCACGTTGTCGGGGTTGGGGTTGGCCATCACATCGGCCACCGTCTTCTTCTGCCCCTTCTTGCGCTTCTTCGTCGGCGCCGGCTTGGTGACCACCTTCACCGCGTTGGACGCGTCGATCACCACGTCGCCCTTCACCGCGCGCCGCGCGTCCTGGTAGTACGCCTTCACGCCGTTGTAGTTCTCCCGGTCGGCGATCAGGAAGCTGTGGGTGTCGCCGCTGGCCCGCGTGAGTTCAACCGTGGGCAGCTTGATCCCGGTGGCGCTCTTGGCATCCCCCGTCTTGATGAACAGCAGCTTCCCGGCCTTCACCGTGGCGATGGCGTCGTGGTCCTTCGCCAGGCGGGTCAGGAAGTTGGCATCCGATTCGCCGGTCTGGTCGATGTGGTCGATGACAAGTCCGAGCAGCGTGGGCGCAACCACGGACGCCAGAGCGTTCTTCGCCGCGATGCCGCCAACGATGGCGCCGATGGTCTGGCCCCGGAACGAGCGTTCCTTGCGGGTGGTCATGCCGCCAGACAGGTCGACGCTGCGAGCACGGATGGTCAGGCGGTCGGGCGGGCCCGAGTGCTCCAGCTCGTCCACCTTGTACTGGCCCTTGTCGACCACGCCCGTGTCCGCCCAGCCGATCCCGAGCGACAGCATGGTGCCCTTGTCAGGCAGAGCAAGCATGCCGTCCGCATCGTCCAGCTCGATATCGAGTTGGTCGGCTTCGAAGCCGCGGTTGTCGGTGAGGGTCAGCGAAATGAGGCGGCCGGCAAAGCGGTTGGTGATGTCCTTGGTGCCTTGCCGCAGACGATACACCGGCACCGCGGCCTTGGTGACGATGGACTCCAATACGGTAGATAGTTCCATGGCGTTCAGAGAATGCTGGAAGCGACGCTGCTGGCAAGGTTCATGACGGCCTCGCCGATGATCTGTTCGAGCTTGCTATCCACGCGCGTCAGCTTTAGCGAGAACTCGATGCGGCGTGCTTTGCCATCCTTGAAGAAAAGGGTACGGGTCACCGCAAGCGAATCAATCTCGAACATGCCGTAGTAGTGTCCTGTGCCTTCGATCAGCACATAGGACAGCCCGAGATTGCCCATCATGCGCAGCACCTCGATAGTGTTGTCGCCGCCGCTGATTTCCGGCAGCAATACGCCGGAAAGCGTCACCGTCTCGTCATCTGGCCCGGTGAACTGCCGTGAGGGGCGCTGGCCCACCCGGTTGTTCGACGGGTGGCGCCAGCCGATCTGCTGCTGGAATTCCTGATAGGGCGCCGTCTCCAGTGCGAAGACGAACAACCCGAGAGCCATCATCATGGGTCAATCCTTGTCGGTAAGCCGCGACCGGGAGCGTGCGCTCTTCTGTGCCTCCAGCCGCTCGATCTTCTCGGCCACCAGGCGGGCGATCAGTTGCTCGTCTGCGCCGGCGGGCGGGTGAATGTTGATGACGACTGGCGTGGACGCTACAGGAATTGCGGCAGCGCCCGTACGAGATGCGGCCGAGATGGGCGGACGGTTGTCGATGCTGATGCCGGCTGCAGCCGATCCGGTGTCAATGGCGATGCCGGCACCGATCCCTGCCATGGAGCTGGCCACCTTGGACACCACATCGAGCGGGCCGCGCTGGTTCTGCGCGAGACCCTGTTCCAGCCCGCTCATGGTGTAGCCGCCCAGGTCAGCAAACACGCGGCTTGGCGAGTGGATGCCGAGCTTCTCCTTGAACCAGCCCACCACACTGTCGCCCACGGACACGATGGCCTCGCGCACGGCGCCCACACGGCTCGTGATGCCGTTCACCAGCCCCTGCAGTAGGTTCGCGCCGAACTCGCTGAATTTCTCCGGCAGGTCGAAGCCGAACCAGCGCAGCACGGGCGCGACGATGTTGTAGAGCGCGCCCATCAGCGACCAGTTGGCGATCAGCGACAGGATGCCGCCCAGCCCGCCCTGAAACGCCGTAGTCACCTGCGCCCACAGGCCGGTGAAGAAATTGCGGATGGGATCCCAATACTTGATGAGCAGGAACGCCGCCACGCCAATGGCAGTCACAGCCAGCCCAATGGGATTCAGCAGGAACACCCGCCCCACGAAACTGAAGACCGTCATCAGGAAGTTGAAAGCCCCGGCCAGCCGCGCAACGATGCCCACGCCACCACCGAACTGGATGCCCAGCATCGCCATGCCGTAGCGCGCAATCACCATAGGACCAAATGCGGCAGCCAGTGCCAGCGTCAGGCCGCCCATCACCGTCAGCAGCACACCGACCGCAGCAGCGCCCTTGATGAGCCAGCCGACCAGCTGCGGATGCGCCTCCGCGAACGCATTGAAGCGGTCGACCAGGCGGCCCACCGTGTTCATCAGGTCGACCAGCGTCGAGCGCAGGACTTCGCCGCCGGCACTACTGGTGTTGAAGATCTGGTTTTGCAGGCGCTGCCAGCGTGCAGAGATGGTGTCTTGGCGCGCAGAAAACTCGCGGGACATCGAGCCCTCGGCCTTCGAGCCGTTGGCCAGCTTCAGCTGGCGGTCGAACTCTTCGGGCTTGTCGACCAGCTTTGCAAGCGTGTCCGAGTGCTCCATACCTACCAGCTCGACCATGACGCCAATGCGCTTGTCGGCAGGCAGCTTGCGCACGGCCTCGATCACCTTGAACAGCGTGCCCGTGGCGTTCGTGGCCATGCCCTTTTGGATTTCAGACGTGGTCAGCCCGATTTCCGACACGGCGGCGTGGAACTTCTTGGTGCCCTTCTCGGCAGCGGCGAACTTCTGGACGATGGCGTTGATGGCGGTGCCGGCCGTCTCGGTACGCTCGCCCAGCGTCAGCAGCGTGGAGGCGAGCGCGGCGGCATCCTTCACCGGCATGGCCACTCCCGACACGACGCCAGAGATGCGGTTCATGACGTTGATGATGTCATTGCCTTTGCTGATCGCGTTGTCGTCCAGATAGTTGATCGTGTCAGCCAGCCCCATGATGGCGTTGGTCGGGATTCGGAAGTTTTTGGCGACCTTGCCCATGCTCTCGGCGATCTCATCCGGCACCGCGTCAAATGCGGTGGCCATCATCGCCACAGTGCGGGTGTACTCGATCAGCTCGTTACGGGGCACCTCCATGCGTGCGCCGGCCGTCACCATCTCTGCGATCTGCGCCGTGGGGATCGGCAGCTCTTTGCCAAGCTGCCGGATCTGCCGCGCCATGTCGTAGTAGATGTCCGTCAGCTTGCCGCTGGGATCCCGCGCGCCGTCCACTTGCCTGGCGATGCCGAGCATGGCGTCTTCGAACGTGACGTAATCCTTGACGGCCTTGGCGATGGGCGTCAGCACAATGCCGCCGGCGGCCGCCGTGGACGCGCCGGCATTGAGCATGGCATTCCGGGTGGCCATCCCCTTCTGGTACTGCGACTGTGCGGCCGCCATTAGCCGGTGGCGTTCCCCCACTGCACGGAGCTGCGCCTGCTGCTGCGCCAGTGCCTGCGAGGTGGTGTCGATGCGGTTGCGGAGGTCGCGCTGCGCTTGGCCGAGGCTTGTCGTGCTGATGCCGGCGGCATCGAGCCGGCCGCGCACTGCGGCAAGGTTCTGCTGCAGCTCGCCGCCGCGCTGTTTGAGCGCCTGGGCTTCCCGCACCGCCGTCTGGAATGCCCGCGCCATGGCCGCAGTGGGCTTGTCGGCCGCCGCGATCTCCTGTGCCAGGGCCTTCACACGTGCCTGCGTGCCGCCCAGCTGGTTCTCGGTGATCGCGGCGTCTTTGGACAGTTTTCGGAAGCTGTCGATGTTGGCCTGTGCCCGGTTCAGATCCTTGAGCTGGTCGCGGGTGGCCTTGACGGCCTTGGCTAGATCGGAACTGCTGCCCATGATGGCGCGAAATGGACGCGTCATGCGGTCGACGGCCTGCAGCACGACTTCCAGCCTGAGGTTACGGGGTGTGCTCATTCGTCGGATCCGCTACGTTCGTAGGCGCGCTCGCGCCATTCCATCAGCTCTGCGACCCCCATGGCGTACATCACCTCTGGGGGCCAGTGAAAAATTACTGCAACGTCTGCGATGGCGTGCTCGACTCG